CAGTTTTAATGTGTTCAACAGCAGTAAGTTGTGCTTGTGTATTACTTGTAAATTCACCCCATGTATCAAATTCTCCATCTTGTGCTCTTGCAAGTAAGTCAGCTTGAGCTGCACCATGAGCAACTTGTTCTGCTGTTTTTATTACTACTCCATCTTTTATTTGAGGTTGTGCAGTTTCTAAATAACTAGCATAAACACTTGGATACATAAGGTTTACTTGGGCTTGTATATTTCCCCATTTAATAGATCTATCTTTAGTTCCATCTGTTTCTTCTGTAACTGCACTTGCAATACGGTTAGAAGCACTGGTCCCTATTTTTAAATATGTACCAGAAGCAGATACACCTCCTCCAGTCTGTGTAACTTGACTTGCATATTGTTGTCTTATGGATGAATTATTGATCTTCATCACATCTTCCATAGTTAATGTTTTTAACTTTGCTTTTCTTTCAAGAGTTGGAATTAGTATTGAATCTTCTTGTGTTTCAGCAGATAAGAATTTATTAACTTCAGCTGGTAACGAACCAAGACTCCAGTCATATTTAGTTTCTGGATTTATATAGATGTAATCAATAAGTTCTTCTTTAGTTGGGATGTTTCCGTCTTTATAAAGATTGTCTTTAATAGAAGTTACATAATCTGTTTTATCATTAGCATCTCTAGTTTGGATGGCAGTATAAGTAGATTTTCTAGCTTCTTCTAATGCTTCTCTCCACTCTTGTATTTGGACATTTGCAGCTATTGATCCTCCTAACTTATCGATTAGTGCTTTAGCTGTGTCACCTTTTGCTTCAACAATAGAATCAAAAAAACTAACAGCTGTGTCATACGGCATTTGTTTAGCTTTAACCAAACTGATTAGTCCATTTCCTAATTCACGATAAGAGTCGCCAATATTACCACCATGTCTTGCTTTATTTTTATCAGCTAAAATATGTAAAGATTCTAAAGAGTTAATGTTTTTTGCAGCATTACCTATTTGATCTATTAATTCTAATTTTTCTTTTTGATTTCTTCTTTGTATTGCTGTTTCGTTAGCTGTATTTAATTGATTAGATTTTATTTCATCAAAAGTTTTTCTACCAAAAAATTCAACATAGCGATTGTTATATCCAGCTGCTATGAGATTTTCTTTTTTCTGTTGCCACCAACTATTTAAAAAAGCATTAGCTGTAGCAGGGTCAGCACCACTTTTGTAGTATTGATTAAGTGCATCTTGTGCTTCACCAGACCAACTTAATCTATCGCTTTCAAATATAATATCTCTAGTTTTTTTCTTGGAAACATCATCATTAGCAAAAGCATCATATTTAAGAACATCTTTTTGTTTTAATGCTTCTGTTTTTTGCTCATCATTAAAGAATGTAACTTCGTCTAATTGTTCATTTAAACTTTGATATTCTCCAAACTGTGGACTATCTTTATCAATCCAAGGATTTTTCTCAGCTGAGTTTTTTATATACCTATCCATAGCCATTTTATCGGCTGCTTTTTTAAGAGTAGGTGCAAAGTCAGCTAGTGCCTCGATCATTTTTAAAGGCATCGCTGCATTTATTTCACGAGTCTTATCATTCTCTCGTTCTAATTGCTCATTCCTATCAAAGGCTTCATTAATAGGTTGATAGCTTTGTGAAAGTATTGCTCCAAAATCAGGAGCTTCTGTAAAATTAAAAAAACTGTTTGTCATTATCCAACTCCCCATAGTCCAAATCCACCGGCTCCACCAGCTGTGGCTATAGATGATCCAATAGATAATGCATCCATAAACATTGCTGCTCCAACGTTCTGCATAACAGGTTGTGGCGGTGCGGGAGTTTCAACAGGCTGAAATGCAACTTTGGCAAATGCCTGATCTTTAAATCCTTTCAGTGCTGCTATTTGTTTAGAACTCTTACGAGCTAATTCAATATCATTTAGTTGAACTGCTCTTGCAATCTTTGATACGTCTCTACCATACTTTGCAAATTCCAATGTACCTATACGTCTAGTTGATTGACCAGTACGTCCACTAGCAGCTAACTTTCCGTAAGAACTATCCTTTTGTAATTTTTCAAATAATTCTTGATACTTTAATTGAGCTTCTCCCCTAGCTCTATCCATTGCTTGTTGTTGATCAACTTTTGCTTGAGCTTGACCTAAACTGGCATTCTCTACATCTTCTTGATACTTAACTTTTTGAGCATTATAAATGGATATCGTTTGCATCCAGTTACGCTCTCTTCTTTCATTCTCGTATTT